CATGTATGCATTACGTTGCATATCATTTTCAAACTTAGGCAGCATCTCACCTGCTGTATTGGCTGCTTTGAGTTCAGTTTTAAGTACAGGGATAAGCTGTTGGTTAAGCGCGTTCTTACTTTCAATTTGCGCGCCTCTAGCGCCGGTTTGTGTTTCGGCGCCCGCCAAACCTGCGAGCTGATTAACCCGCGCAGCTTCTTGTGCTTGCGCGACATTTAACGTGCGTGCAGCAGATGCTGGCGTGCGCCCACTTACGCGCTCAAGCAAAGCTTGTGCTGTAGGGTTAACGCTGCCAGCTACCGATTGCGCAGCTGTTAAGTCTTGCGGTGCTGCTTTAGCTGTTTGGCGAATGGCGTCAATACCTGTGCCAAACGCTTCTTTCATTAACTTGGCAGCTTTTTGCACACCTATTTGACCAGCCAAAGTGTCGTATAACCAACCTGCACCTTTAGCGACATATGGCGCAACAACGCGGCCGCCAGCTTCCATAGACGCGCCAGCAAGAATATCTTTGGCGCCGGTAACCATGCCTTCGCTTACGGAAGGTATTGGTGCTTCGTTACCCAACGCTACGTCAATATTGCGACTTACACCTTTACCAGCTGCGTAGCCGCCACCTGCGCCCAGAACAGTACCTAATGGGCCGCCAAGCGATCCCACTGCACCGCCAGCCATAGCACCGCCAACTTCTAATAACGGCTTAACTACATTGCCAGTAAATTGCGCGGCGCCGTATAGGTTAGGATTTTCTTGGCCCCAAGCAGGTATTTGCCGTTCAGCTGGCATACCTTCTGAGACAGGCACCGGTGTTGGCGCGGGGGCTGCTTTAGAAGCTTGATACGCTTTAGCTACCGTTTCAAATTCGGGCGTGCCTTTTTTATCCGCATTCTTAACAATCCAAGCTGCGTATTCTTCTGGGCTAGCCATTATTTGCCTCCGCGCAAAATAGCATCTGCTTGACTATGAATGTCACCCTTCGGCGCTTTGTAGGAATAGGTTTCGTCATACGCTTCACGCATACGAACTTTAGAACCTTCAATGTCAGCAATAGCTTGGTCAATCGCCGCGCGTACATCTTTAGCATCCTGTGTGCGGTCAATTGCAGCAAACGACGCAGTAAGTTGTTTACCCTCTTGATTAGACACGTTACCCAAAGCGCCGCCTGTTTTAGACGCATCACGCATATCCTGCAAGGCTTGAAAACCACCTTTAGCAGTTACTTTGTTGTACAACGCTTCTGCCCGACGACCTTCCGAACTATATGACGGTGTGCGGCCATACAATACGCCGGTTATGTTTTCAAGACCTGGATCATCGCGCAACTTTTTAAGGTCACGAATAAAACTATCTGATTTGGTCTCAAACCCTTTAACCGACGATGTAGCTTGCGGATACGAAGCTTCACGTTTTTGAATTTCTTTAGGTGGCAACGATTCTTGTGCAGCAGCAGGCGACATCCTGCCGCTGATAGCTTGTTCGCGGCTAACAAACACTGGCTTACCTGTTACTGGGTCAACAACGGCTACTGGCGGTTGTTCAGCGCGTGGCTGCGCAGGCGCGCGGCCAGCAGCGGCAATCTTGCTCTTATAGTCAAGCAAAGTGCCTTTAAAGTTACCGCCTTCAAGTGTTTTAGCAAAGTTGTATTCATCAACAATAGCAGGCAGATTTACAGGTGCAGCAGGGCCTTGCGTAAATTTACCGTCTTTATATACCGACGCGCCTGGCGATACGACTTGCCCTTTATTCATCTCCGCAAACTTTTCAATACCTAGCTGTGATTGTTGCAACAGCTTTTCAAACCCGCCAGGTTGTTGCATAGCTTGTTCAATTTGCGCGCGTGAAGATTCAGCGGTTACGCCGCTTGAACCAAGAACAGGGCCAAGTACAGGGTCAGTATGATTACCTTCGTGCCAAGCAATAAATTGTTCTGGCGTGCGAATTTGTTGCAAAAGAGCTTGCCGTTGTTTTAGTTTAGCGTCAACAAGGTCTACTTGCGCCTTTTGACCTTCGGTCATAGCTTTCTGACGTTCGCCTAATGCTTTTTCGTATGCCATACCTTGTTGTGGCGATACGTTATAAACTTGTTTAATAAACTTAGGACTGGTTACGTCTTCCGCGCCGCTATACAGTTGACGCAATTGATTTTGTTCTTGTTGCGCGCGTTGAGCTTCAGCTAGCTGCATTTCGCCTAGCTGATTTTGTCTAGTAACTTGTTGCATTTGTTGCTGCGCAAGCATATTCTGCTTATCACGGTTTTGGGCTTCTTGATACCCACCCATCATACCGCCGCCATACAGATCAAAATTAAGTGCGGCCATATTTATATCCCGTATAGTTGCATATTAGTAGAGTAATCAGCCGCTCTAGCGCCACCACCGCCACCAAACATATTGCTCCAGTCAATTTTTCCCAATGCGTTAGCGGCTTGACCATACGAAGACGCGCGTTGGCCTTCGCCGTACATTTGAGCATTAGCTGCGTTAACGCCTTGTTGTTGCATCATGCCGCCAACATTTTGACCGTAAGCTGCGCCTGCTTGATTCATCCCACCAACAGCAGTTTGACCAATACCTGCCAAGCTAGCTAACGCGTTACGCTGTGTGCCTTGTTCGCCGGTAAAGCGATTGTACGCGTTTTGATATTCTTGTGACCCAAGGTCTTGCCCAAATCGTTGCGCGCCTCTAAGCGCGTTACCAGACAGCATACCGCCTCGTGCAGCGGCGGTTTGATTAAGCGCTCTCATGCCTTCGCTCATTCTAAAACCGTATCCTGGATCGGCTTGGTAGTCAGCCATTGTAAAACCGCGTGTTAGCGCGCCACCAGGCTGAATGCCTTGCTGGTATTGACCTAACGCATTAACGCCCGCTTCATAAAACGGCTTTTGTCGCGCGACGCCTTCTTCGTACTGTTGGCGCTGAAGCGCCGTAGCTTTGTCCGTTGACGCGGCTGACATTGACGCTGCGTCAGACGCAGCGCCTGCGGCCATTGAACCGCTTATTAAGCTGCTACCTACTACCGCACCTGCTACCCAAAAAGTCATGCTGTCACCTCTAAAGGTTTAACTTTATTACCTAACATATACATATCGTTTTCGTCTTCTTCTACAAGTTCGGTTTCGGCGTCTTCAATGGTAGCTGAATTAACTACATGAAAAGTCATACAAAGCGCGTCAGTTTCAGCGTACACCGCGCGTTTAGTTCCTGGTCGGCTACATAGCAATTTAGGCCCCGTAACTAATTGCACGCCATCATCAGTAGTAATCGCTACCGTTCCAGATACAATAAGATAGAAATGTTCTTTTTTATGCACTTTTCCAACTACAAGTACGCCAGCGTGTCTAAATACTTCGCGGCAATACATACCTGCGTGAAAAGTATGTGTAGTCGCAGGTTCATACTGAGGCATTTTAGATATTTCAGCTTGCAGCGCAGATACCTTTTCACGCATAAAATCTGGTGCGACAACTTCGTTCATATCACCACCCATCGCGATCCTGAAGATACGGTTACCGTAATACCTGTATTGATAGTTATCGGCCCCGCCGAGCTACCCGAATATCCGGCTGCAATTGTGTAATTTGTAGCAATAGCCAGCTTATTAACAAAAATGCCATTACCGGCTACGAAATGCTCCGATGTTAACTCACCAGTGCTAGGTTTGTACAGATACTTCGCGTTGCCGGTATATATAGTTGTTGCCGAACCAGACGTAGCGGCAGCAAATAAAGGGTACTCATTAGTAGCCGTTGTCGTATCGTTAGCAATAGTAACGCTGCCACCGCCCGATGCCCATTTAACACCCGTAGCTTGCGTTGAATCAGCGGTCAGTACAAAAGTATCTGTACCCACCGGCAACCGCACGTTATCAGTACTATTGTAAACAACCAAGTCACCTTTAGTTGTTGTAGGTGCTAATGCGTCAAAAGCCGCAGTTTGTGCAGTCTGACCTGTACCACCGTTAGCTATCGCTACTACACCCGTTACATTACTAGCCGTGCCGGTTGTGTTTTGATTTAGCGTAGGGATATCAACCGCAACAAGCGCGCGGAAAGAAGGCACGCCTGCCGAACCATTTGGTGCAGCATAAACAAAATTAGCCGTTTGTGACCCAAACGCAGCTTGTTTGTTATTAAAAGTATTCCAATCAGTGCTAGTTAGATAACCGTCAACAGACGTTGTAGCCGCCGCCATGCTGATATCTGGTGTCGCTCCACCGCTAGATGCTACTGGCGCAGTTGCCGTAACCGAGTTAACTGTGCCTTTATTGTTAAATGTCGTCCAATCTGCGGCGCTTAACGCACCCCTATTGGTAGCCGATGCAGTAGGTATGTTTAGCGTAATGACCGGCGTTGTTGTGCCGGTAGCTACCGTAGACGATATATCTATTCCCGTTGTACCAAGCGTAAGCGCGGCAACCGAAGTTACCGTGCCTAAGTTATTGGTATAGCCCGCAGGATTACTAGCTGAATAAGCGCCTAAGTTTGATATAGCCCCCGCAGCAGTTGTAGCGCCTGTACCGCCGTGCGCTACATTAACTGTGCCGCCAAACGTAATCGTCCCGCTAGTCGTGACAGGGCCACCGCTAGTAACAAGCCCTGTACTGCCGCCTATTACATCAACCGCAGTAACTGTACCGCTGCCACCGCCACCGCCGCCTGCTTGAGCTAAACCTAGTAGGTTTTGAAAAAACAGATACCATTCACGCGACATAACATTAGTGCGCGCGTCAATAACTTCGACACGGTTAGCGGGTATTTGAGTAGGATTAGGCATTAGTTGGATCGACCACTAATTCAGCGCCCATAATCGCAATCTTAACTGGATCAGTGCCTGACACTTCGTACACGCGGTCACGCAATTTGGTAGTCATACCCAAACGACGACGAATAGCACGGAAAAAATACGCGCCAACACGACCGATGCTCATCCAATGTTCATTAGACCATGTGTGACCGCCATCATCTGACCAACGAAGTATTATCTGGGGGTCGCTGCCTTGTCCAGTATCTAAGCCTACACCCGTTTCGCAATCAATCTGAAGCGAATGTTGAGCAGTACGTTTAAGGTTATTTGTGCCCGTAGGCAACGCGCGCCATGACCGCAACCATTTTTGTGGCTGGTTATCATCTGCGTAATTTGTCAAATCGTAAGCGTAAATTTTACCGTTTTGAAAATCGCCGACAATAACTTCTTCGTTAAAAAACATCTGACAGTTAGCGCGGTGACGAATAAATTGACCGTTTGCAAAACCTGCGCGTTCGGCCCAAAGGTCGGTAGCCGCATCGTAAACCCAAGTTTTTTGAGCGTTAGGAAACGTCAAGACATAAAAAGAATGGCCGTCTTGCTGATAAGTAAACCCAATCGCATCACTAAGAATGTCGTAGCTTTGAATGGCTATCTCTACCGCGTGCGTAGAAATACGTTTGCCGGTATAACCGTTAGCGCGGAATACCATGCCGTGACCGCGCGCGTCGGAGCCTAACCAGAA